AGTATGACGATATAAAAAAGCAATTTCCTATAGTGCTTGAACAACACTTAGGCAACATCACCCGCACCTGCTCTAAATTAGGCGTATCTCGCAATTGGTTCTATGACATGTGCAAGAATGATGCTGAGTTCAAACAGCTATGCGACGATGTTAACGAGGTGGTGATAGATTTCGTTGAAGATCACTTATACAAACAGATTGAAGCTGATGTGCCCACTTCCACCATATTCTTTCTTAAGACGCGTGCTAAGCATAGGGGCTACATAGAACGCAACGAATTCACAGGCGCAAACGCCGGCCCTATCGAGATCAAAGCACTCACTGAGCCACAAGAAAAGATGGTAGAGCGTGGGCTTGCAGATCTAGAGGCCGCAGCCGTGGCTAAATATAAAGCATCATTGGAGGTAATTGATGGAAGTAACTGCGTGGTATGACGATTATAAGCGCACAAAAGCGCATGAGAACATTAGCGAGGTGTATTACTATATGGTGCACGCAACTAGTGTAGAAGAGCGGCGCAACTGGGCGGTTGTATACACTGACAAACTAGTCAATCTACGTGTGCATGACGACTGGACCAACGAGCATGCCGAGCGATATCAAGTTGAGCATAAAGCGGCATGAACGATAGAGCCCTTCTACTTCAACGCCTGCTACATTCCAACCTTTCTATCTTCACCGAGCAAGTAGTTAACACTGTATCGCCTGAGGCCAATTACCAGCACAACTGGCATATAGATCTTATTGCCGAGTACTTAGTTGCATGCCAACGTGGGGAGATCAAACGCCTTATCATCAATATCCCACCTAGGCATCTTAAGTCGATCAGTGTTAACGTGGCCTTCCCAGCGTGGCTACTTGGGCACAACCCAGGCGAACAGATCATGTGCGCGTCTTACTCACAAGAACTAAGCTTTAAGCATGCCCAGGACTGTAGACTAGTGATGCAACAGCAATGGTATAAAGACCTATTTCCTGCCACTGAGATAGTTGAAGATCAAAACACCAAGCGTAAGTTTATTACATCTGCCAGGGGCCATAGGATAGCCACATCCGTGGGAGGCACCGCAACTGGTGAAGGTGCACAGTACCTAATTGTTGATGATCCAGTGAGTGCTAAACAAGGTGAGTCAACTGCCTTCCGTGACAACGCCAACACCTGGTTTGATCAAACCTTCTCCACCCGTCTTAACGATAAGAAAACCGGCTGCATCATTGTGATTATGCAGCGCTTGCATGAAGAAGACCTTACAGGGCATTTACTGGCGAAGGGTGGCTGGGAGCACTTATGCCTGCCTATGATTGCTGAGAAGGACGAGACGCTAAGCAAAGGCTATAAGACGGTGGAGCGTAAGACTGGTGAGTTTCTACATCCAGCTCGTATTGATAAAGAAGAGATAGACCGCATTAAGAATGAAGTTGGCTCCTATGCCTTCTCAGGGCAGTATCAACAAAGGCCAAGCCCTGAGGGCGGCGGCGAGTTCAGAACTGAATGGCTCATGTACTATGACACGCTTACACCTGGCACGCTTAACTACTACATCTTCGTTGATCCCGCTAACTCTAAGGGCAAAGACTCTGACTATACTGCGATGGTTGTGATGGGGGCTGGAAGTGACGGTAATTTATACTTAGTTGACCTTGTGCGTGACCGCCTCAACGTGCGTGAGCGTGAAGATACGTTGTTTGCGCTGCACAAAAAATACAAGCCGAAGTCCGTTGTCTACGAGAAGTACGGCATGCAGTGCGATGCTGACTGGCTGCGCAAGGCTATGGATGATCGTAACTATAGATTCCACATACAAGAAGTCGGTGGCAAGGTGTCTAAAGAGGACCGCATAAGACGGTTGATATCATACTTCGCTGATCACAAGATCTTTTTGCCTAAAACGTTATATAAGACCAACTACAAAAACCAGGCGATAGACGTAATTAACGAGTTTATAATACATGAATATTCGACCTTCCCAGTTGGATTACATGACGATTTACTTGACGCTATGAGTCGCCTATGCGATATAACTATGCAATATCCTGGTTACAATACCATCAATTACTATGAGTTATATAGATGATCCAACATCCGAACCCACTCAAGCAAATCATAGATGATATCAAGTTGCGCCTAGATGACCTTGAAACCGAAACCAAGTCTATCAAATGGTCAGTAGTACAGGCGATGCAGATCGCAGAGCAAAACGAGCAAGCCATTGACACTATCTCAAGGATCTTACAACAAGATCCGAAAGCAATGCGTAAACCAGTCAACAAAGGCGGAAGGCCTAAACTTGCAATTAAGAGGGCTAAGAATGACTGAACCCGCCACAGATGAACGCGTACATCATTTGTACTGCCTGGTAAAAGAATGGAACGGACGCCTTGAAGATGTAGAGTACATGATACGTAAACTAGAAAGGGCCGTTATAGTGCTTATGACTGCAGTAGATGAGTTGCATGAAAGAAATGGAGATATTGACGAGTCATGTGGAATTGGTGCGGCTATGGAAGTGCTTGCGTACCTTCGAACAGATAGGGAGATGCTGCGCCGTATGAACTTGGTATTGGTGTCATTAGAGCTTTCAAAAGATGAAGAGTATGAGATTAGATGCTGTCTATCCCGCGCCAGTAATCGCATTTTAGATGGCCAACTATGGCTACAAGAAAACGAATTTGATGAGCAACTTAATAGGATTGAGCCAAATGAGTGACCACATAAGCACTAAAGAGCGTGTATACATACTAGACCGAATGGTAGCCGAATATACCCGCCGTATTGAAGCGTTAGAGCATAGAATCAAATACGATACTGCATTGTCTAATCTGCCCACTTCCCTTGAGCACATACTAAGTGCCATCATGCGTATGGATAGAGATATATACAGGCTACAGGAAGGGATTAAAACTAGTGAGGTAGAAGATGCATGCACCATTATCAACTTATAGATGCTTTATCGAATGGGTTAAGTACACTTGGCATTATGGGCATGCTAATAGCGTGAGAAGTCGCTTAGAGCGGTTAGAACGCGATTGCTATAGAGAGAAGGTGAAACAAGAGCAACTATACCATTCGTTTACTTGTTATAAATTGTACCGAGATCAAGAAATAAAATCTGATTCCCACACAATAAACGAGAAGCTTAGAGCATCTGAGGCGGCAACCAATAGCGTTATAACTATGATGGAGAACCTCATTACCAATTTTAGTAAACCCAAGGCCAAACGTGAGGCCAAATGTAAGAAAGCTACTAAATGAGTGCACCTGATTACGACTGGCGCGGCAAAAGGACATTGTCTATAAGGACACGTAATATAGCATTTCTCTTAGAACTACTTGAAGGATCTTACGAGCGAGAAAATAGCTTAGCATCGCTTGGTATAAAAGGCGCAGCAGAAAACTATAGAAGCAAGTGCCAAGACATCCTTAAGCTTATTGACGAATTAAGGCCTTTATTCCTCAAAATGCATGCAGATGGCCTTCCCAACTTAGTTGACTGATATATATACAATTCCTTGATAAGCATTCAAAACTGAGATAATCTCTAAGGTATTGAAATACAAATCATTACTTAGATGTTGCTTGATGAGCCAAAAGAACTAATGGGCATGGAAGACGATGAAGAAATTATCCGTGAGATGGAGAAGCGCATCAATGAAAACTTAATGATCGAACAAGACTGGCGTGAGATCGAAGTGCGCGAGTCATTTGCAGTCTATGAAGGCGACCAGTGGTGTAAGGATGATATCGAGCGTCAGAACGCTAATGGCATGCCTATCATCGCAATCAACAGGGTCAAACCGGTTATTCAGTCTATAGTGGGCTTTGAGATCCAGAACCGTCTAAACGTAAAATACATTCCCAGGCTTAATGATGACGAGCAGAACGGCTTTAATGACGTACTCAACAATGCTGTAAAGTACATTGAACAAAAGACCAATGCAGATCTAGAATACACGCTTGCCTTCCAAGACATGCTTATCTGTGGAGTTGGGGCGACTGATACATTGATGGATTACAGCAAGCCTCCGCATGATGGTGAGTTCACCGTAGAGCGGGTTATGCCTGCATTCTTATTCTGGGATCCAGCGTCCAGGCGCAAGAATAAGATGGATAGTGATTACGTGGTGCGTCTTAAGGTGGTAAACCG